GGATTTGAACAGCGTTTAGGTTTTGGATTGCCAAATAATCAAGATCCTAAAATTTTTAATTTAAAATGGGAAAATATTACTGAAGAAGAATCAGATACTATTGAATATTTTTTAGAGGAACGTGCAAGAGATAAAGCAAGTTTTACATACTCTCCACCAAAAGAAGCTTTTACCAAAACAGGCACATATTCGCAAAGTAGTACGACTATAACCATAACTGTTGCAAATCATAGATTATTCGCTGGTGATTCTTTGGTTATTGACTTTACTTCTGGAAATGCTTCTGATGGAACTTATGTAGTTTCTTCTGTTACTAATGCTAATAATTTTTTAGTTACAGCAGCTAGTGGTGCAACAACAAGCGGTAATGTTTCTATTACAAAATCAGCATCATATAAATTTGTGTGTCCAGAATGGAATAAGGTAATTGATTTGCCTAATTTAGCTACGATAACAGCTACATTTGTACAGAAATTTGAACCATGACAATAGATACTGCCCCTGTTTTTAGTGACATACAAAAAGTAAATCCATCTTCAATTATCGAGTTATTTAAACTTGAATTAAAAGAAGGATTGAATTACGCTACAGGTAATCCTAATAATATAACTACAGTACATAGGTTTCATTCTGGTAGCAATCTTGATGCTTATGGAAATATTTTTTGGAATGGGGAAGAATATCTTAGGTTTCCTGTAGAAGCTACTGGTTTTGCTTTTCAAAGAGGACAATTACCAAGACCAACAATTACTGTTAGTAATATGGGAACTCCTAGTATGTCGGCTGTATTGTTGGCTGCAAATAGTTTTACGGCTGGCAATGATTTAACAGGTGCGAAGGTAACAAGAATTAGAACTATGGCAAAATTTTTAGATGTTGCTAATTTTTCTGGTGCGACAAATCCTTTTGGTACTCCAGACCCAGATGCAGAGTTCCCTAGAGAGGTATATTATATAGATCGAAAATCAGCAGAAAATAGAGAAGTTGTACAGTTTGAATTAGCAGCCGTCTTTGATATGGCTGGTATTCGTGCGCCAAAACGTCAATGCACCAGAGATCTTTTCCCGTCTATAGGTACATTTATAGGATGAATTGGAAAGAAAGTGCATTACTTCATGCGAAAGACCAAGACCCTAAAGAGGCTGTTGGTTTAGTTTTAAATGTGAAAGGTAAAGAAAGATATTTTCCTTGTCGTAATTTATCAATGACAGCACATCAATGTTTTATTCTTGATCCAGAAGATTATGTTAAAGCAGATAAACTAGGAGATATTATTGGAGTTTTTCATAGCCATCCTGTCTCCTCACCAGAACCTACTCAAGCAGATAAAGTTAGTTGCGAACAAAGTAATTTGCCATGGTATATAGTTAATCCAAAGTTAGAGACATGGGGATATTATGAGCCACAAGGTTATAAAGCACCACTTATAGGAAGAGAATGGGTTTGGGGGATAACAGATTGTTGGGCATTAGTTCGGGATTATTATCAACAAAAACTAAGTATAAATTTATTAGATTATGAAAGAAGTATGTCACCAGAGGAATTTTTAGATAATCCTTTGTTTGAAAAGTATGCAATACAAACTGGATTTAGGGAACTTGATAAAGATGAAAATTTACAAAAAGGTGATGTATTATTGATGTCAATATTACATCCAACCTTAAATCATGTAGCTATTTTTTTAGGAGATATGGTTTTACATCATTTAGCCGATAGACTATCTTGTAGAGAGCCATATTCTGAGTGGTTACAAAAATGTACTGGTAAGAGGTATCGTTATGCTCAGAAAAATTAAATTATATGGAGAACTTGCTGAGTTTTTAGGTCAAGATGAATTTGAGGCTGTTGTAAAAACAACAGCAGAAGCAGTTAAATTTTTAATAACAAATTTTCCAAAATTAGAAGCATATATGAGTAATAGATATTATCAAGTATTAGTTGGAGATAATGAATTAGAAAAAGAACAAATACATGATCCTGTAGGTAAATCAGAAATACATATCGTACCTGTTATAACTGGTGCTGGTGGTAGTAGTTTTCAAAGAATTTTATTAGGTGGTGCTTTAATTGGAGCAAGTTTCTTGTTTCCGGGTGCTGGTATGTTTGGAACTGTTAGTTTTGGAGGTCAAATTGCTGCTGGAACTACATTAGGAACATATGCTGCTGGTAGTGCATTAATGACAGGAATTGGTACGGCTCTTAGTGCTGTTGGTGCTGGGTTAGTTTTAAATGGTGTTTCTGAAATATTATTTCCATTACCTAATTTTGATGAGCCAGAAGATGACCCAAGAATATCGTTTAACTTCTCAGGGGTGCAAAATACAAGCCGAGCCGGAACAGCGCATCCGATTGTATATGGAGAAATTGCTTGTGGATCTGTGGTGATCTCCGCTTCTGTTGATACGAATCAGGTGGTTGCATGACAAAAAAGATTATTAAAGGTGCTGGTGGCCCTCCTACTCCTCCTACTCCATATCGTGCGCCCGATACTTTAAATAGTAGACAGTTTGCGACAATACAAGACTTGTTATCAGAAGGAGAGATAGAAGGTTTTGCAACACCATCAAAAGCCGGTATTCCTAAAAGTTCAGCCAATTATTTAACAGCAGCGCAAAAAGATATATTCCTTAATGACACACCAATACTTAACGCTAATGCTAGTAACAGTAGTCCAGCAGATACAGATTTTAATTTTTCAAGCGTTGTTTTAGATGCACGTTATGGAACAAACAATCAATCGGTTATACCGGGAATAGAATCAAGTAGTTCTGTAAATTCAAGTCCTTTAGCTGGTTTTCCAAGACTTTGTACAGTTGCTAACGGTGGTGTAACACAAGCCATATCCCTTAACAAAGATGCAGTTAGAGTAACTATATCTTTTCCTCAATTACAAAAAGCAAAAGATAACGGAGATTTATTAGGCTCTACTGTTGATTTAAAAATACAGTTACAAATAAACAACGGAACTTTTACGGACAAAATTACAGATACTATAACTGGTAGATCTGCTGATCTTTACTCCAAAGAATATCGTGTAAATTTGCCAGCTACATATTCACAAGCAGCAATAAAAGTTTTACGAGTAACAGCAGATAGTACTACTGACTCATTAAAGGATGAATTTAGTGTTTCTGTTATGCAAGAGATAGTAGATGATCCACAAACATATCCTGACTCTGCATATGTACAATTAAGAATAGACTCTGAACAGTTTAGTGCAATACCAAAAAGAGCATACAGAATAAGAGGAATAAAAGTACGAATACCAGCAGCAAATGGAGGTTTAACTCCAACAGTTGTTTCTAATCAAACTATTGCTGATTCATTAGGTTTAGGAACTTGTAGTTCTTTTGGTTTTATACATTATCCAGAAAATTACGTTTTTAACGGTCAAATGGCTGCTGCAACTTGGTGTAGTGATCCAGCAATGATACTTTTAGATCTTCTTACAACTAAACGCTATGGATTTGGAACTCATATTGCTCCTAATCAAGCTAATGATACAGAATTGTACGAAAATTTAGACCTATATAGTTTTGTTGCTGCCAGCAGATATTGTACTGGTAATGATGGAGGAAGTACACTTCTTAATGATGGTTTTGGAAGTAAAGAGCCAAGATTTAGTTGCAATGTAAATATACAGTCATCTAAAGAAGCTTTCGAGCTTATTAAAGACTTAGCAGCGATAATGAGATGTATTCCTGTATGGTCACAAGGTTCTATTTCTATTATTCAAGATAGACCTACAGATCCTAGTTATTTGTTTAGCTTGGCTAATGTAACTCCAGAAGGCTTTAGTTATACAGGTTCAAGTCTCAAACAAAGACATTCTGTTGTAAGTGTTAGTTATTTTAATATGGATTCAAGAGAAATAGATTTTGAGGTTTATGGTGATGGCGATAGTACAGCAGAAGTTAATAGAAGAGGAAAACTTGGAATAGTTTATAAGCAAATAAAAAGTTTTGGTTGTACTTCTAGGGGTCAAGCGCAGCGTTTAGCTCGTGCATTAGTCTTCTCGGAGGAACAGGAAAGTGAGGTTATAAACTTTGCTACATCAATGGATGCAGGCGCAATAGTTAGACCGGGAAGTGTAATTGCTGTTAATGATCCAGTTAGGCAAGGAGATAGAAGATCTGGTCGTATCGCTGCTGCTACGACAACACAAATTACAGTTGATGATACTTTTAATCTTGAAACCTTTGGTGGTGGTAATAAACAGGTAAGCGTTATTATGCCTGATGGAACTGTTGAGAAAAAAGCTTGTACTGTTGTTGGAGATAAAATAGATCTTACAAGTGCATTAAGCACAACACCAAACGTAAATTCAATTTGGTTATTAGAAAGTGATGGAACAGGAGAAGAACCACAAACCTTTAGGGTTGTAAGTGTAGAAGAACAGGATGGTGTAAATTATTCTATTAGTGCCTTATCTTATAGGTCTGATAAATATAACAATATAGAATCAGTAGACTTTCCTACTTTACCAGCAAGAAATATATCAAAACTAAATGAACTAAAACCAGCACCCACTATAAAAACTCCAATTCTAGAAGAAATTGTAGTTAGAAATAATATTGCAATAAATAGATTGCTTATATCTTGGATTCCTGTATCTGGAGTAACTCAATACCAAGTCCAATATAGATTTGAAAATTCAAACTGGGTTACTGAAATTGTATTTAGACCAGATATAGAAATTATGAATACGCAGGCTGGAACTTATGATATAAAAGTATTTTCTTTTAACGCTGCTGGTCAATTATCATCAAGTCCATCATCAGCACAACATATTGCAACAGGGAAAAAAGCAGTACCAAATGATGTACAAAATCTTACGATTGAACCTGTAAACGACAAGCTAGTAAGATTAAGATGGGATAAATCTATTGATGCAGACGTTTTGCATGGAGGTCGTGTCTACATACGACACTCAAATAAGACTGATGGTACTGGAACTTTTGCTGACTCTGTAGATCTTGTGCAAGCTGCTGCTGGTAATACAACAGAGGTAGTCGTACCAGCTTTAGAAGGTGAATACATTTTAAAATTTAGAGATGACGGAGAAAGATTTAGTTTAGGAGAGACAAGTGTAATTTTGGATTTACCAGACATGATAGATTCACAAGAAATTATTACAGAATTAGATAATGATGATGATTTTCCGGGTACTAAAGTTCGTACAAGTACTTCAAATAATGTTTTAAGTCTTACTAATCCAGCAGCTACTAATGGGCTTACAGGTACTTACGATTTCCAAAATATAATAGATTTAGGTGGTGTATTTTCTCTTAATTTAAAGCGAATATTACAGACGATTGGAGTTCAGATTGGTGTTAATATTGAAACGCAAATTCCAGATTTACCACCAGAGCTAGGTGGGCCTGCTGGAGGTGGTTGGGATAACTATGCAACAAATGGAAATTTTAATGGTACGGCGATTGAGGATGTCAATGCTCAAATGGTGGTAAGAACTACTAAAAATGCGCCTGCTGGGTCATCTTATGCAAATTCAGATTTTAGTGGTGGATTTAATACTTTTGCAAATGGAACATTTAAAGGAAGAGGTTTTCAGTTTAGATTAAATTTAACTTCTGAGAATACAGGTCATAATATTAATGTAAGCAAAGCTGGTTTTATTGCTTTATTTGAATCAAGAACTGAAAGAAGTTATGTAAGTGGTTCTTCAACATCTACTGCACCAATTTCTTCTGGAACAAATGCAAATGGTATAGATGTCACTTTTGGGAAACCATTTTTTGTTGGAACAAGTACTTTAGGAGGTGTTAATGCTTTTAAACCTACACTTGGTATAACAATAATGGGTGCTGCTGCTGGAGAATATTTTTCTATAAAAACAGATAGCAATGGCGATTTCTTAAACGCAGCAGGGGCAGTTATAACTGGCACAGGATTTAATATAAGTATTAAAGATGGTAGTAATAATCCAGTTGATAAGAAATTTACATTTCAAGCTGTCGGTTATGGTAAAGGGGTGTAATATGGAGGAAAAGATTTTTTAAATGGCATTAGTATCTAATAAAGATATTGCTAATAATTCTGGTGCTGGAGTAAGGCAAGATCTTAATGATGTTTTTGCTGCTGTAGCATCAAATAATTTTGGAGATAAAACACAAGCTGGTCAAATCTTACCATGTGAATTTGTTGCAGATAGTTCTACTACACCTAAAAAATTACTAATAAGATCTACAACAGGTAATGACGGAACTCTTGGTACTACACCTACTTTTTTCCCTGTTGGAAATTTAGATGAAGATAATTTAGGACTTGTAAAAAGGGCTGGAGACACGCTTACAGGCCCATTAGCATTAGATGACGGATCTGGAGCAAGCACTCCAGCACTATGTTTCGATCAGGATGAAGATACCGGAATTTTTAGGTCGGGTGCTAATACAATGGGTTTTTCTACTGCTGGCACTCAAAGAGTTAGTATAAGTAATGCTGGCTTAGATATGCTTAACGCATTACCGATTAGATTTCAAGATAGTAGCGGTTCTCCTTTTGTATCAATACAATCTCCATCATCTTTATCTGGCAATGTAGCTCTTACATTACCCTCGTCAATAGTAAATGGTGGATTTTTAAAAACTGACGGATCAGGTAATTTAAGCTTTTCTATAATTGCAGGAGTTCCTACTGGATCTATTTTTTGTATGGCAGCCGACTCAGTTCCAACAGGTTACGTCAAATGTAATGGTGCTTCATATGCAAGGTCGGGAACATACGCTGCTTTGTTTGCTGTAATAGGTACTACTTATGGTGCTGTTGATAGTAGTCATTTTAATGTTCCAGACTTACGAGCAGAATTTATTAGAGGTCTTGATGATGGTAGGGGAATTGACAGCAATAGACAAATAGGTTCATCACAGGGAGGTGCGTTTGAGTCGCATGACCACGATGCAGATGCAAATGCTAGTTCTAGTGTAACTGACCCCGGTCATAGACATACATTGTTTGGTGGAGATGATGACGCAAATAGTGGTAACAAAGTACCAACTGGTGATGCTCAAAATAAAATTCTTGATAATAATTCAGTAACAGATGCGACAACTGGAATTAGCGTTAATACATCTGTTACTATTGACATAGATAATGAGGGTGGCTCAGAAACAAGACCTCGTAACTTAGCAATGCTTTACGTTATTAAAATTTAATTATGGCAATATCACCGGGTACATATAATATGACGATCCAAAGAAGATCGGATCATTCTATACAACTTATTTTTAAAGATTCTAATAATGCTGCTATTTCTTTAAATGGTTATACAGTTGAGGCTCAAGTGTGGGAAGAGACACGCAGTATAAAATACGCTGACTTTGCAGTTACTTACACAAACAGAGGATTAGGAATAGTTGATTTGGCTCTTACAGATACACAAACTGCCACATTTGAAACATCATCTTTAAAATATGATGTATTACTTACAGACCCTAATGGTTTAAAAGAGTATTATTTAGAAGGAACAATTACTATGAGTGAGGGTTACACAGCATGACATCGGTAAACATTACCACCACTAAAAATACTGTTACAGTTAATGAAGGAGATGCAAGTGTTGTAACTGTAGCAACTCAAGGGCCAGCAGGCCCAGCCTTTACTACAAGTGGGGCAACACTTGATGATACTGCTAAAGTTAACAACTCAATAGTGTACTTTAACCAAAGTAGTGGTACATTTAAAGCAGATGCTACTCGTACTGTCGAAAATCTTGTCGATGGAGGAAATTTTTAAATGGCAAACACAGTAAGAATTAAAAGATCAACTGGATCTTCTGCACCGACAACTTTGGCAAATGCTGAGTTAGCGTTTGCTGAAGGTAATGAGATTGGTTATATCGGTATAGGAACTGGAGGTGCTGGAGGGTCAGCTACCACGATAAATAAAGCATTTGGAAAAGGTGCTTTTTTCGATAAAGATACAACAAGAACTGCAAATACTATTCTTAGTGGCCCTACAACTGGAAGTGCTGCTGCACCTACATTTAGAGCATTAGTAGCTGCTGATATACCTACACTTCTACATACAAAGATTAGTGATTTTGATACAGGGGTTAGAACAAACAAATTAGATCAAATGGCTGTTCCTACAAGTTCAGTTTCATTAAACTCACAGAATATTACAAACTTAGCTGATCCAGTTAATACACAAGATGCAGCGACTAAGGGCTTTGTTGAGGCAACTGCACAAGGACTTGATGTTAAAGATTCGTGCGTAGCAGCAACAACAGCAAACATAACAATATCTACTGCTCTTAATAATGGAGACACGCTAGATGGTGTTACATTATCTACTAATGATCGTGTTCTTGTTAAGGATCAATCAACAGCAACCCAAAATGGTATTTATGTTGTTGGGTCTTCTCCAGCGAGAGCAGCAGATTTAGCTTCTGGTGCTGATGCTGCTGGTGTGTTTGTTTTTATAGAACAAGGAACAACTAATGCTGATAACGGTTTTGTTTGTACAAGTAATAAAGGTTCAGCAGTTACGGGTACAAATAATTTAACTTTTGCACAATTTTCTGGTGCTGGTCAGATTACAGCAGCAGATGGCTTACAAAAGTCAGGAAATACATTATCAGTTGATCTTAAATCAAATGGTGGACTTGTTATTGAATCTGCTGAAATTGCTGTTGATCTTGCTGCTAGTTCTATAACAGGAACACTTGCAGTTGGAGATGGTGGTACTGGAGCTACAACAGCTTCTAACGCAAGATCAAACTTAGGTTTAGTGATTGGCACAGATGTTGAGCCTCATAGCGATCAACTAACAGAACTTTCAAGTATGGGTCAAACTACAGCTAACTCTTTAGCTGATTTAAGTGCTGCTGAAGTTCAAATATTAGATGGTGCGGTAGTCACAACAGCAGAATTAAATATTTTAGATGGTGATACATCAGCAACGTCAACAACACTTGCTACGGCTGATCGCATGGTTATTAATGATAATGGCACGATGGTACAAGTTGCTTTGTCAGATTTAGTTACTTTTCTTGAAAACGGAAGTGTATCAGGTTTCGATATAGATGGTGGATCGTATTAGCCATAGGAGGTAAAAGCCAATGGCTAATGTCATTAAACTCAAAAGAGGTTCTGGTAGTGATCCTACTGCTAATGATTTAGTTGTTGGAGAAGTAGCGGTAAGAACTGATACTGGAAAATTATTTACAAAAAAAGATAATGGCACTATTGCAGAGATAAGTGGTGCTGGGGGATCAGATATATTTATAAATACATTATCATCCTCATCTGGCTCTGGCGGTGGTAGTGCTACCTTTAATGGTACTGCAACTAGATTTACTCTCAGCAATCCACCAGATGTATCAGCACAACAATTATTAGTAAGTGTTAATGGTGTAGTACAAAAACCTAACGCTGGAACAAGTCCTAGTACAGGATTTGCAGTAGATGGAAATGATATTATTTTTGCTTCTGCACCTGAGACAGGAGCTAGTTTTTTTATCGTAACTTATGGAACTATTGGATTAGGAATACCAGCAGATAACAGCGTTACAACTGGAAAAATAGCAGATGGAACTATTGTAAACGCTGATGTAAATGCAAGTGCAGCAATAGCAGGGTCAAAAATAAATCCTAACTTTGGTAGTCAAGATATAAGTACAACTGGAAATTTAACTTTATATGGCACAAATCCAACAATTAGTTTTACAGATTCTAACGAGGATTCTGATTTTAGACTTTTTATAAATGCTGGTAAATTTAAAATACAAGACGCATCAAATTCTAATGCAGATCGTTTTACTGTCTTTACTGATGGACACATTGATATACCGGGAAATTTAAACTGTGCTGATGGTCTTGATGTAACGGGTGAAATTACAGGCACAAGCCATCTAGATTTACCTGATAATGCAAGAATAAAACTTGGAACAGATGATGATTTACAAATTTATCACGATGGGTCAAACTCTTATCTACTAGATGGTGGTACAGGATCTTTATTGTTAGCAACTAATGGAGCAAAAGTAGGAATAATGTCGAGTGGCGGTGTTGCAATAGCAAATTTTAACAACAATTCAAGTTGCGAGTTATTTCATACTGGATCAAAAAAATTGCAGACTGATTCTCATGGAATTACAGTTTTTAGAGATACAGGTGACGCTTATACAATAGTTAGAGCATTAGAAAATTCGGGTAGTGCTGATGCTGCAATTAGATTACAAGTAACTAATGATTCAGCTAGAGGCATGATTCAGTTTGGGGATGGTTCTGATGCTGATGTAGGAAATATTATGTATCAGCATAATGATGAACGTATGAGATTTTATGTAGGTGCTGTCGATCAATTTGAGGCAAATACAAACGGCATACAGCTAGATGATACGAAAAAAGCTCAATTTGGAAATTCTAATGACCTACAAATTTATCACGATGGAACAAACAGCGTTATTGCTAATACTACTGCCATTTTTGCTTTGCAATCAAATGATTTACAATTAACAGATGTAACTAATTCACACCCATATATAAAATGTGTTCGTGATGCACAAGTAGAACTCTATTACGACAATGCAAAGAAAGCAGAAACAGTAACAGGTGGATTTACGATTACAGGTACTTGTACAGCTACATCATTTAGCGGTGACGGCTCAAACCTTACAGGTGTTGGTTCGGATTTAGTCAATGACACTTCTCCGCAGTTAGGCGGTGGTTTAGATACTAATAATCACAATATTAGTTTTACTGATAATGATAAAGCTAAATTTGGTGATAGTGATGATTTACAAATCTATCACGATGGAAGTAATAGCTACTTATTAAATTCTACAGGAAATTTAATTTTAAAAGATACTTCTGGTTCGATTTATTTACAGTCAACCAATGTATTTATACAAGATGACACTACAAACGAAGATATAGCAAAATTTATTGCTGATGGAGCAGTAGAACTTTTTTACGACAACAGTAAAAAGTTTGAGACAGTAAGTAATGGAATCTCTGTAACTGGTAATGTAACGCTACCTGACTCAGCAGATGGAAATACAGGAAGATTTAAGTCTGGTGCTAGTGCAGATTTACAAATGTACCATGATGGCACAAACTCAGTCATTAAAAACTCAGAAGGAGATTTATTTTTACGAAATCATGCAAGTGGCGAGCTAAAATTACAGGCAAAATTTGGAGAAGCTAGTATTACTTGCAAACCTGATGCAGAAGTAGAGGTATATTACGACAACAGTTTGAAGTTCAGTACTCGATCTACTGGGGTTAATATTTTTGGACTTGCTGAAGTGTATGGCACTATTAGACCTAATGCGAATAATACACATGATTTAGGTACATCATCTTTACGTTGGAGAAACGTCTACACCAATGACCTCAACTTATCTAACGAGGGCGGTGCTAATGACGTTGACGGAACTTGGGGAAGTTATACTATACAAGAAGGAGCAGAGGATCTTTTCCTAGTGAACAAACGCAATGGAAAAAAATATAAGTTTAATTTAACGGAGGTATCATAATGGCTATATTTTATGGTGATGGTTCTAACTCTAATGCTGGTAGAATTATCCAAGTAGTAACTGGTGTTAGAACATCTGTTTTTTCAACGACAAGCAGTAGTTTTACTGACATAGGACTTTCAGCATCAATAACACCAAAAGAATCTGCTAGTAAAATCCTCATTTTTTTGACAATATATTCTTCATGTAATGACATTCATAGTCAAAGATTGTTAAGAGGTAGTACTGCTATTGAAGTTGGTAATGCTAGTGGTAGTAGATCCAGAGGCTTTGGTGGTGGATTTTTTTGTGGTGAGGATGCAGATATAGGTACAATGTCAGGTACTTTTATAGATTCGCCAAATACAACCAGTTCAACAACTTACAAAGTTCAAACTCTCGTTGGTGGTGGTGGAACAGTTTTTTATGGTAGAGATAGAACTAATGGTAACAACTTTCAGCATACAAGAAGCATACAAAGAATTACATTAATGGAGGTTGCAGTTTAATGCCAGAATACGATCACGAAGCCATAAGAAAAGCTTATCCTTCAGCAGTCACTATTGATGATGATTTAGAAAATGGAGTTTTAGATGCTAATGGTGATCCTTTATCTATAGATCAATCTTTGGTTGACGCTGCAAGGGTTGAACTTAATAAACTTTCTTATCAATATGATAGGAGTCAAGCTTATCCATCAATAAAAGAGCAGCTTGATATGCAGTATTGGGATAGTGTTAATGGTACAACAACATGGAAAGATACAATTGCTAAAGTAAAATCAGACAATCCAAAACCTAGCTAATTATGGGATTAACACAAGTCACAGGAAAAGGTATAACTGACGGCACTATTTTCGATGTTGATGTTCATGCTTCAGCAGCGATAGCTGGATCAAAAATTAATCCAGCTTTTACTTCAGATGTAACAATTACTGAAGCTAACCCAGCACTAAATTTTGTTGATAGTAATAATAATCCTGATTACAGGATTTATGTAGAAAGTGGTTCTTTTTTAATTCAAGATGCAACCAACAGCAATGCAAATAGAATTGCTATTAATAGTGATGGTAATGTTACTGTACCGGGAAATTTTGACGTAGTAGGAAATATAGCTACAAATGGAAATTTAAGTTTAGGAGATAGTGATTATCTCAAACTTGGAACAGGTGATGATTTGCAGATTTATCACGATGGCAGTCATAGTTATATCGAAGATGGTGGTACAGGTAATCTGATAATAAAAAGTGATTCAGTTGTAAGCATTAGAGGTACAACTGTTGCATTGAAAAGTGCTGGTAATACTGAAACCTTAGTGGAATGTACTCAAAATGGTTCTGTAGACCTTTACTACAACAACTTTAAAAAGTTGGAGACAACTTCAACAGGAATAAAAGTAGACAGGATTGTAACTATTGATGGAAGTACTCCTCGTATTGCAATGAAGCCTACTGCGGATGAGCAGTCTCACAGAATAGAATTTTATAATGCTGCTGATTCGATGGTATCAAGAATATATGGAGATCCATCTACAGGAAATCTTGAAATACAAACTGGCTCAGGTGGTAATGAAACGTCTGTAAAGTGTATTGCAAATGGAGCAGTAGAGTTATATCACGATGACAGTAAAAAATTTGAGACAACTAGCGGTGGAGCAAAAATTACTGGTGTTTTAGAAGGTGATAGTAATTTACTGTTAAAAACAGGTAGTGGTAGTAATAGTGTGATTTTGAAATCTAATAATGAATTGGAAACATTATTACAAGCTACTGTAAATGGATCGGTAGAACTCTATCACGACAATAGTAAAAAGTTTGAGACAACCAGTTCGGGTGCTACTGTAACTGGTAATTTAACAGTCTCAGGGTCACTTACTAACGGAGTGACAGCAACAACTCAATCAGCAGGGGATAATTCTACAAAAGTTGCGACAACTGCTTACACAGATACAGCAATCGCAAATTTAGCTGATTCAGCACCTAGTACCTTAAATACATTAAATGAATTAGCAGCAGCACTTGGAGATGATGCTAACTTCTCAACAACTGTCACCAACTCAATAGCAACTAAAATGGCTCTTGCAGGGGGTACTTTTACTGGAGATGTGACATTTGATGGGGAAACAGCAGGGAGAGATATTCTTTTTGATAGATCAAGAAATGCTTTAGTTTTTAAAGACAATTCTCTAGCTGAATTTGGAAGTTCAAATGATTTTCAAATTTATCACGATGCAACAAATAGTCATATTAAAAATGCTACAGGTACTTTAATTTTTAGGTCTGACAATTATCAATTTATAGATAAAGATAATGGTGATGTAATGATGAAATTGCTCCATGACGGAGCAGTAGAGTTATATCACGACAATAGTAAAAAGCTTGAAACAACAAGTGCTGGAGTCTCTATTGCTGGTACTTGCACTTTATCAAGTCATTTACTACTAGGTGATTCAGATGAGATAAAAGTAGGTAGTGGCGAAGATTTACTTATTTACCACAATAGCACTAACTCTTATCTTCAAAACTCTACAGGAAACTTTTTTGTAGAAACATCTACTGGAGATTTATATCTAAAAACTTCAGGAGATGATATACATTTAAGAGCAGCAGATAACGTACATATAGAAAATCAAGATGGTAGTGAAAAATATGCTTTATTTGAAAAGGATGGGGGAGTAGATCTCTACTACGACAACTTCAAAGCGTTTGAAACTACACCTTATGGTGTGCAAGTTAATGATAATGACGGTAGTGTTCAAATTGATATGATAGACAGTTCTGGTCAAACTGGTTATTTATATGGTGCTGGTACTAATTTTGGACTTTTAGATAAAAGTGGTAATTGGAAAGTAAAAGTTGCTCATAATGCACAAACAGAATTGTTCCACCATACAACTAAGCGTTTAGAAACAACCAGTTCTGGTGTAAACGTAGTTGGTGCATTGACAATAAATGGTGCTGCTTTAGGTGGTGGTAATCCAACAGGTACAGTAATTAGTTATGCAGGGTCTTCTGCTCCAACAGGTTATCTAAAAGCAAATGGCGATTCTATTCCAAACGGATCGGGTACTGTTCAAGGAGTTACTGAAGATTTTTCAGATTTATACGCAATCGTAGGATCATCGTTACCAGATTTAAGGGGAGAGTTTGTAAGGGGTCTTGATGACGGCAGAGGTGTTGATAGTGGTCGATCAATTAGATCTTCACAAGGTAATCAAAACTTGTCACATTCACATACAACAAATAGCACTCTTGAACCCTCTAATAATAATAGTAAAGATTTGCAGGGTCAGTTTAACGGAGAAGAACGTGATGGTAGGCCATTTGGTGTATTTTATACTGTTGGTGGTCGTGGTAGAGACTTTGACGGAGGTGATGGAGATTATATTGGTTTTGACGGAAGACACAGACATGGAACTACATCAAATGGCGGTAGCGAGGCAAGACCAAGAAACGTGGCACTTTTAATGTGTATAAAGTATTAAATACTAGATTAATACTAAATTCTTTGATAGTATTGAATAGTTCTTATATAAATTTATGGCTATTGATCCAAAGCAAAAACTTGAGGCACTTAATTCTGAGTTATCACAAGTTGCAGAAAATTATAATAAAGCAACTCAAGTTGTTAAAAATTGCGAGCAACGCATACATGAATTAAGAGGTGGCATAGCTGCTCTTGAGGAAATTATAGCTAAAAAGTGAATGTATTTACTCTCTTTCCTTCTCTTGTAGCAAAGATAAAAGTACAACATCACGAGGAACTTAAAAAATTATTAGTGCCATCATTAGTAAAGCAATATAAAGATAATCCTGATCTTGAATTACCTTGGGCAAGATGGGCTAATACATGGAATATTAATACTAATATTTCTAGTAATTTAAGCTTTAGAAAGTATATAGATGAATGGATGCAACATTTTAATTATCCAAAAATTAATTACGATATTGCATATTGGACTAATATTCACGAGTGGTATCATTATCAAGAAGTGCATACACATATGACTAATAATACTTTTTTATCAGGTATATATTATGCACAATTTGATAAAAATGATAGACCAGTAGAGTTTATTAACCCAAAAGATCAAGCACTTACTTACACAACAGAAGTTTTAGGTAAAAAACTTGAGCATCCATTTTTTCAAAAATACTCTACCGATACAGGATTAACAATAGAAGAGGGAGACTTGTTATTATTTACTCCTGATTGCCGACATTTTGTACCCTCATCAAAAGACAAACATGATCGACTAAGAATAACACTTAGCTTTAATGCACATAAAATAAAATGAAAGACTTTATAGGTGTTTATGATGATGCCTTCACAACTGACCAATGTAATGAACTAATTGAATATATTGAGTCTTTGCAAAAAAATCATTTATTATTCCAAGATAACGATAAAAAACATAATACAGACCACAAAGCAGTAGGACTGTTTTACCATAATTTGCTAGGCACTTCACCTTTTGGAGTTAAGTTTCTTCCAAATATTCAAAGATATGTTGATTCCTACCTAGATGAGTATTCAATTTTATCAAGAAAAAAGTTTTTAATATATGATGTCAAAGTTAAAAAAATACCTGATGGTGGTGGTTTTCATGCTTGGCACTACGAAGCAAATAATTTTGTATATGCTTCAAGAGTGTTCGTAGTTCAGTTATTTCTAAATGATATAGAAGAAGGAGGTGAAACAGAATTTTTATACATAGGCAAGAGAATAAAATCAAAAGCTGGTAGGTTAATTATTTACCCTGCTGGTTTTACACATACACATAGAGGCAATCCACCACTAGGCCAGACAAAATACCTTTGCTCTTCATGGGGTATTGTTCAAGAATAGATTAAATAGATTTTTCTGTCATTTGTCTTGTCATAATACTCATAGTGACGTAAAGGGGAGACAGAGCTACAATAAGCAGTAATACAAGCACACTTGTAACAGATAGTGCTTTCAATATTGCTAATTTAACCATGAGAAAAGTTTTAGATGCTTTAACTATCGTAACTACAGTTCTAGTCTTGGGAATATTAGGCGGTGGATTCTTTACATATAAGTATGTGACCAGCGAGCAGTTTAAAGCAAAGATGATGAATCAAGTTCTTGAAAATGTAAAAGGACTTATGCCAAATGTTCTTGACAATGCTTTACCAAATACAACAGGCAAATCAATACCATTACCATTTAAAAAATGAATTGTTGGCATTGTAAGTCAGAATTAATTTGGGGTGGCGATCAAGATACTGAAGAAGACACGCAGTATTCTATGGTCACAAATTTATCTTGCCCAAAATGTTTTAGTTATGTAGAAGTATATCTACCGAGAAATGCCTACGATTGAAATACCTAATATTTCTATTCCAGAAATAAAAATAGATCTACCATTGCATATACCTTATCAAGTTTTAAATGTACCTCCTCCATCTATAAAATTACCGGGCTGTGTTAAGTATCACAGAGATGCTTCCCCAAAAAATACTGCTTTATATGATGATGATCCTACAGGCACAATGATTTCTTGCCCTTACGGATCAATGCCTACGTTTCAGCCAATGTTATATGACAGAAGAAGATTAGATATTGTTGAATCAAAAGAACAAGAAAAAAGACAAGAAACAAACGAAACTATAGAGTCACCAACAGTAAAACCAGAACTACCAAAGGAAAAGAAAAAGATAGTGATACCAGAGTGTCCGGGGTCAAAAGACCAGCGAGTAGGTGATTACAGAAATGCAAAAAAGCTTGAAATCGTAGTTGGACATCGTTTAGATAGAACAGAGTGCATAACTCTTTATGAAGACGTACCCTTCAAAGATCAATACATCCCTTCTGCTAATCAATTTGTTGGGGTCTTTAGTCTTGCTTTGGTTGGTGCTTCTGCTCCGCTTGTTTTACAGCTAGTGCGACCCTTAGTTAAACAAGCTGTTTCTAAGTTATCAAAGAAAAAAGAGCCAAAATCATAGGTATAAACATAAGCAGACTTTTTTACAAGCCCCTTACAGGCGATTCTGAGAGGGCTTTTTTTACTGTTTTACGTCAATTTTGTGTTTATGAGGTAAAACTTGATTAGCTTTAGGAACTATCTCAATATCAGAGCATAAATCGTAATATGGGCTGTCTTTTTTAAATCTTATGCCTGCAATCTTTTTTTCTCCGCAATGACGTAATCTTGCCATATGCCAATCAAGTTCCTTGTTCTTTAATATTTGTTTGTTTATATCATTCTGCACCTGTGCAGCTTCTTTGCATTTTTTTGTATATTGCCTATCTAATGGAATACTGAAATTTAAAGTAATTCCTGTTCCAAGAGCAAAACTATCTTTATTTGTTCCAGAATAATTTTGTTGATAATACAAAATATCTCCCGGATTATCAGGTGTTCCATCTCCTATAGCGTTACCATCATCGTCAAAATCTCCAACAATATCTGTTTCGTCATAAACAGGTGTGTAGTAAAAATCTCGATATGGTTTTCTATAGTTTGTATTAAATGTAGTAAACGGAGTTATGGTCATCATTGCTCCTTGACATACAACACCTCCACCAAATTGGTTAGTGTGAAAGCTTCCATTATTTACATTCCAGTTTTGATTAGTGACAGATCCACTATTACTTTGACTGACAGCATTAGCTAAAGCACTTGCTGGCAAGAAAGCTATTGAAAGACAGAGGTAGTGGTAACTACGGATTCCGTTTCGATGGTGCGATTTATGGTTGTGACGTTTTGAAGACCGGGGGCTGAATATGTTTCTGTAAATTGAAAGGCATCTCCTGATGTTGGATTTGTAAGAGTCCAATCTGGTTTTGTTGTCATATCTGCTCCTTTCCATGTGTATGTTTGACCTCCTACTGTTCCTGTAACGCTAACTGCATCTGGGGAAATATCGCCATTTGCACTAATGCCTGTTCCTGTAACGGTATATTCATATCCAGTTTTATAGTCTTTGCTAGTGACTGATTCTGTAATTGTAGTTTGGGTATTAGTTGTTGAGGACATTGTACCAGTTGTAAAGTTTGGCACAATATTTGCGTTAGCTGGTAAAGCATATATAAAAAATAAAAATAAAAGCTTTCGCATAGCTCATCTTAGTCCACAGTTACAGATGTGACATAAGAACCTGTGGCCGTAGTACCAGCCGACCCTGCTGTTATTGTAATTACATGATTATCAACAGTACCAGCTAAATTTGTAGCTGTACCTCCACTTGTACTTGTTAAGTCACCAAAAGGACTCACTTCACCAACAGTTAGAGATGTTGCGATTGTATCTCCAGTAGTGTGCGAAACTGTGTATGTAAAACTTTCTCCGTCAGTTAGTTGGGATGCAGTAATTGGTGTATAAGCATTTACACCATTAGTCGCTGCACCAAGACCTCCTACCGAGCCAGCAGTTGTTCCGTCTGTTGTATTAACTCCTGTTCCAGAAACAGAATATGAATTACCAATTCGATCAGCAGTAGTACCAGCAGCAGCAACTTCTAGTTTGACACTAGAACTAATTTGTGACGTTATATCTGCATAAGCTGGTGCTGATACAAGAAATATGAATGGAAGAAGTCTTTTCATTTTGTTACAGTTTTGTTATTTTTATTATCCACAATATTAGGGGCATTGCCAACAGTATTCTTTTTCTTGTTAACGGAAATGCCATAGCTGCCTAAGACCCCACTCGTGAGGCCGGCCAAAAAAGCACCATCATTGCGTATCTTATCCATATATCCAAGAGTCATCATCGCCAAACTCCAGCAAAGAATCATAAATCGGACTCCATGACCAAAAATTTCTCCCCAATCAGTTCCTTCTTTTTCTTCTTTATCTTCCATATTAGTAAGATGATATATACTATAACTATAGACACAAAAGGTTGAGAATGGTAGAAGTAATAGCAGCAGTAGGTGGAGCTATGATGACCGCTTGCTTTGTATCAGTTGGCTCGGTATCTTATAGAGGCAGACAATCAAGAGATGATCTTGTGCGAAATACAACAGCAATAGAATTACTTACAACAAAAATAGATGATATGCACGATGACATGAAAGAGGTATTTCATCGACTAAAAGAAGTAGAGCTTGCTGTTGCAGAAATTAAACCAAGAAGGTAATTAATGTTCAAAGAGCTTATTTATATTAAGAAAAATTCACTAACACCTAAATTTTGTAAAGACGTAATAAATAAATTTGAAGTAGAACCACAAAGAAAAGCAGGCATGGTTGGTGGTAATGCTCCAAGAATAGATAAAAGTGTAAAAGATACTGTTGATTTTTCTCTTACTAGAAGTGCTAATTGGGTTGAAGAGGATCGTGTTTTTTTTAACGCTTTACAAATTGGTTTAGAAGAATATACAAAATACTTACAATCTTTTCATATAAATTGTATGCCAAATCCAGATTATAAGACTATTGATACAGGATATAAAATACAAAAGTACGAGCCTGCTGGTTTTTATAAATGGCATAATGATTGGGTCTTAACAAGTAAAGAGGGTTCAAGGGTATTTGTTTTTATGTGGTATCTAAATACTATTGATAAAAAAGATGGTGGTTACACAGAGTTTTTTGATGGAACTAGATTGCAGCCTGAGTGTGGCTCATTAGTATTTTTTCCAGCAACTTGGACTTATGTTCATAGAGGTTACAAAACAAAAGTAAATAAATATCTTTGTAACGGCTGGATTTATGCAAAGCCATAAAATAGCCTCTTCCTTTATGACCAGTAGAAGAGGCTATAGCTCTTAGTGCGAGGAGTGAGCTACTATTAATCTAGCAACATAAAAAAAATTATGCTAAAAATTATTGAGCCGATTATTTTTGCGTTTTTGCGTGGCAAAGCAATAAAAAAACTCGCACTTGATATAGTACGAGCTATGGTAAAAAAAACTGATAATACAGTAGATGATCGCCTTTGCGATATGTTAGAAAAAGCTTTGTTTCCGGGCAGATAAATTACTTTTTACTACCTTTCTTTTTTTTCTTTTTCTTCATTCCAGTTCCGTAATGGCCGGGCATAGTGTGTAAGTGTAACTAAGCCAAGTATAGCTTTGTTGCCTTATAAGACCAGTACGCTAGTGTGTGGATGGAGGAACTTGTAATGAAACTTGTAATGCCTTGGTCAAATTGGTTTAACAAACAAGCAAAAAAAAGGCGAAAAGTTGAGCCTTGGGTTTTGGCTGACGTTACATTAGAAGAAGAATTACACGTTGAGATATTTTTACGTCACGTTATAGAAACTCTTGATCCTAACGACATACCAGATCTTATTAGTGCCTTTGCAAAAGAAAATTTTAGATTAGTAAAGATAATAAACCAAGCTGGCGATCATATAGACAAAATAGATCCTAAATCTTCTTCTCCCAAAAATAAGCGCAATCCTTCGCCCAAACTCCCCCACTAGCTTTACCCTCTGGCATACCAAGACCACATTCTGCTTTTATGACTAGGTGGTGGATGCAATCTATACATAGAGGATGATCTCTACTCATACATCTAGCATCAGCATATAAATATTCTGCTTCTACAAGTGCAGGCTCTAACTCTTTTGATTTTAAGGGTAAATTAAGCTTACCTTTTTTTGTTTTTATTTTTACTCGCCATACTTTAGGTTCTTCTTCATATAGAACCATGCGACCAGCATGGTATCTAAGAGAAGCCATTTGTTTTATGCTTCGTAATCATCAGGTGGAGGACTTAGCCAGTATCTTGTTCCATTTATAACCCTAAATACATGATTACCGCAACATACTATCTGCCCTAAGTTTCTCTGCTGCTGCCTGTGCTTCTGATCTTGTCTCAAATGTTCTGCTTTGATAGACAACTTTTCCGTCATAAAACCAACCCTTAAATTTATATGTAAGACCATAATATATTGGCTGGACTCCAAAATTACCTTTACAGGCTAAATGTGTGACATACAAGATTTTTTTATGATTTTTATATCAATTCGTAACTACAATCTTTCCATCTAGCCTTAATATATTTAACAGCTTTAGCTTGTGTTTCTGCTTGTGTAGATAATTTCATTGGTGCAGTTCCTATTCCAACTCCTTTTACAATAAAGGTAAATTTTTTAGTTTTTTTATCTTTTAAAGGTCTTGTAACACCTTCCATGTCAGGTGTCATTGCGATTATTTCTTTATCTTTAAAATTCTGAGATTGCATTTTCGGCTGCCTCCTGTTCTTTATCAGTAAAATCTCTAATTAACATTTTTGCAACCTTATTTACGTTGTAGTTATGTTTCATAATAATAGTCCTAATATTTTCATCTACCCAATCACTACGAAGACTTGCAGTATGGTTGTCTGCATATTCAACGATATGATCGTAACCTCTTATATCAGAGTCTAATTTTTTTGCTAATTCTTCAAGCTTGTTTTCTCTAAGCTTATTTAGTTTGCGTTCTGATTTACGACTTTGTTTTGGTGTCATGTTATCTTTTCTAATTCAGCAATAGCTAAAGAACGTGCTTTATTGTGGATAGTTCTAAACTCGTTCCTATCTATATATTCTAAGATAATTTGCGAAAAATGTTTATCATAAATAGATCTAAATAAACTTTCATCGTGATCTAAGCTAATAAGTTGCGACAAAAAAGCTTTGCATACCTGTTGTTTGCGTCTTACTTTTTGATGCCAATCTTTGTCATATGCTTCTTGTTTTTCCTGTTTAAATTTCTTAATATAATCATCCATACTTTTAATGGCTGTCATTAGCTCATCTTTTAACAACAAAACTTCTGGGTTAGATAAAGACCCGACATCATCAATCGAGACAACTTTATCAATTTGTTTACTGTTAAATGTTAAAGGCATAGATAAGGATAATTTCATTCTATTTTAGCTTAATTTGGCTTAAAATCTAGTAAAAGTGAGGGGTCTTACATGAAGTCAAACTCGTCTAAAAATACTTCACAGCCCCATATTTAAAAAGGAAACTCCTCTTCTGCTGCTTTTACTTTTGGTGCTGGTGACTCATTAGCATCAGCTTCTTCTATAGCTTTCATAGTCTTGTAATCAGGTTCTAGGTTTAAACCAATATACTTTTTGCCTTGCTTACTTTCATTTAGATAACCTGTAGCTCTTATAGTAACTACACCTTCTCCATGAAAGTCGCTATGCTCTGGCTTTGCTTTCTGTACATACTCACATAGCTTAATAATATCGCCCTCTGTAATCTGCATAACTCCAGAATACTTAGGATAGTTTTTGTTAGGATCGTAGTTCTCCTTGTAACGCTTTTTGTGGTCTTCTGCATCTTGTGAGAAAACTGCAAGTGGTAATTTAAAGTCCATAGATAAAAATTAATTGGATTGACGTTTGGCTGATTCTAAATCCTCTATCTCAGCCAACTTATAGAGGATCTTCCCATTGATGGTGTAGAAAGA